GCCGACGTGCTGACGCCTTGCAACGCGCCGAACTGCCGGACAAGGGCTTCAATCTGGCCAGACAGCCGGTCAATCCCGTCCAGTCGCCCTTGAGCCGCGACATCGCCAAGCGCCCGTGCAAGCGCCTCGTTCTGCCCCGTCGCGATTAGCCCCTGAATCTGGCCGAGGTTCGCGACCGTCAGTATCTCAAAGAACTCATCCGTAAAGCCGCCGGTTCGTTCCCAAAGATTAAGCAGAAACCGCTGAAACGTCTCCGTTGCTCGACCTGTTGTAAGGTCCACAACAGGAAAAGCGTTCTGGATTGGAGAGACATCGACAGGACGACTAACCATCAGAACGGCTCGTTAAAAACAGCATACTGAAAAGTCGTCTGCACATTGTCAGAGTCTATCACTTCAAACAAGAAACCGGGAGAGCGATACTGTCCGCACCGCGTCCAGAACACGCGCTTGTTATATTGTCCGGTAAAGCCAAGGTTTGCTTGCTTTTCGTCACCCCATGTATTTCCGCCATCCTTTGAAAAACGGATGCGGATTAGAGGCAGATAGTCAGGGTCCGACGAATAGCCCGTGTTACATTGCATCCACAGACTATCAATCGACTGTCTGCGAACTGTGGGCACCCCACCGCCAACCACGCGATAGATCGGGTCGCCGTCGTCATTGCCTACGGTCGGGTCAAGCGTGAATAGCTTGTTGCTTTCACTGTCCCCCAGAACCACGGGGGAGCCTGCCGAGGCAACGGCCACATGACCCCGGAACCTTGGCAAGCCATAGGACTGCCATTCACACCACGCTCCGGTCGAAACGTCATAGGCAAACGAACCTTGATCGCACGACACGATATAGAACGCATGGCCGTCCAGAATGAACGCAATGGCGGTGAAGTCAGCACCCGAAAGCCGGAACTTTTCTTCAATCGCCGTTGTGCTGATGCGTTGCGGAACGTCAGCCGCCCGGTAGGCAATCCGCCCTTGATCGTTGTCCTCACCCACGAAGAAAATCGTGTTATCAAACTGAAGGACGCAATCGCGCGAGGTCGCCCCACGCGAGAAGATGCGGCCCTGATACCGCTGGAACGGGGCGTCACTATTGCCGGTCGGAAGCCATACCTCCGCGCTTTCGGAATCAAACAGCCATAGCTCCGATGCCGTCGCAATCGTGGCCACAGACCCGTCCGGCGCGCTTTCCGAAGTGAAGAAGTCCAGCGGATCAATCGTAATCTCACCGGGCCGGATAAAGTAACGCCTGCCCGTTCCCGCGACTTGCACGATGATGTAGCCGTTAATCTCGGTTACATCCGTGGCAAGCTGGGCATCCGGGACGGTCACCTCGTCAACGTCTGTCCCGTCGTAGAGATAAAGCACCCCACCCCCGACAAAGAACAGACCTTCAACAAGGTCCGTCCCAGCCCATCGAATCAGGTCATCCCCACTGATAAACGTCACGCCTGCCGCAAACGGCACAAGGACGCCAGCGCGATAGAACATCTTTTCAGCGACATTGAACAAGTCGCCATCAAACAACCCATCCTCGCGAAACACACCGCGTTGTGGTGCGTCCCCGACTATCTCTTTCAGCACAAGCCCCGGCCTTGGCAGGATAGCCACGCCAGTTACCTGATTAGCCGCTGCGCTTTCGACATAACGGTTTATCAGCCGGACAGGCGGGAGCTTGCCGACGACTCGCTTGTCATAGGTTGTGCCGATAAGCGCAGGCGGCATCAGTCTTTACCTCGCCGCTATGTTACGCCGTCCTCGAAAGGATGACCTTGACCTGCCCAGCCGCCACCGCAGTTGTGTCACTGTCCGCCGCGCCGCCCGTAATCGCAAGGCCAAGCCCAAGCGCGAAGCGGTAGCCGTTGAAACCCGGAGTAATCTCCACCGAACCGGGGACGCCAGCAACAGCAGCCGGAACGGTAATCAGCATGGCCGGGATATCGGTGCCGACAGTCGGAGCGGTCGCCTTGTTATAGAGCTTGACGTAAGCCGCGCCTGCTCCGGTATTGGACGCGAACAAGGCTTGAAGGCCCGACGTGCCGGTCAAGACCAGTTGCCCGTTCGTGGTTGCCGCCGAGTTGATAATCAACGGCGTGGCGGGGGCAGCGGGAGTGCCTGCGGTGGTGACAGTGGTGACGCCGGTAACAGTTGTGACCGTCGTTAGGCTACCAGAGACCCCCACTGCGCCGCCTTGCACAACCACAGGAGCCGCAGCCGACAAATCCGTAGCCGGGCGAGCCAGCATTTCAACGCGCTGGCGCTCGTAGTCAAAGATGCGGACGAACGACACGCGCAGGCAGGTGCGCCTGATGACAGCGCCGCCGGAGTTCGTCAGAGCAAAATCGGCGGGCAGGAGTGCGGCGGTGGCAGCGTTGACCGGAACGAGGGTCAGAACAGTCGTCGCGGTGTTGGCGACTTTCCATGTCCCGTCAACGCCAAGGGTTGCGCCGTTGCTGACGTTGGTAACGCCCACCACTTCGACGTAATCGCCGATGACAGGCCCGGTCCAGTTAGCCGAACCGTTCAGGACCAGTTGGCGCGTCCCGTCCGTGAGCGTGGTCAGGGTGGCATTGATAGCCGTGCTGGCAACCGCGCCGAGAGCGGACAGAAGGTTAGCTGCTTGCACCTTGGCGATAACGCCGCCGTAGCCGGTGACCGTCGCCGCCGTGCCGATCACCATGGTGAAGGTCGTGGCATCGACAACCGTGACAGCCGTTGCCGCGACGACGTTCGGGAAGGCCGAGGCCGCCGTGTTGCTGTTGCCGTAATAGACGATCAGGTCGCCAGTCGTCAGGCCGTGTGCCGTCAGGGTCGTGAAGGTGCCGGTCGTCGTGCCGGTCTTGACGACGCTAACCACCTTGGCATTTAGGACCGTCAGCGACTTGTTGTTGGTCGCCCGGATGCGGAACTTGTAGGTGTCGGCGGGGTTCGGGCAGACCTGAGTGCGGAGAACGCGGTTGGCGGTTTGCGCGAGCGCATCAATCGCGCTGTCCGCCGCTTGAACGCGGTCAGCCTGAAGGTTCAGGCGGTATTCCGACGAAGGCACGAATGCGTAGGTGTATGGCGCGTTGATGGCCTGCACCGAGGCGGTCGTAGCAACCGTAATGGCGTGGTTACCCGCCGGGGTTCCTGATGCGAGAGCGTCGCCGCTCTGTGAGCGAATGTAGAAGCTGGCGTTCGTAGCCGAGGCGTTCTCGAAAATCTGCGACATACCGTCGTTGGCACGGCCCAGACGCTCGCGGAAATAAATGAAGCCCTTCGCGCCAGCGGGGTCTGTGATGGTCTGCGAGGGGATGGTGCCCATCGGTCCAGCAGTCACGGTAATCTGGCGCGGGGTCGGGATAGTAGCCACCACCAGTGCCGGATAGTTGGCGAGTTGGTTAGAGCAACCGCGAACGCCGATGCTCTTGCCGGGAACAAGGCCGTGATCGGCGACCGTCGTGATGGTCAGCGTCGTGGTCGTTTGGGTAATCGCCGCAATGGCAAGGTCAGCCACATCCGGCAGCGGTGTGGCGGTGTCCACAAGCTCAAACGAGAACTCTTGCCCCAGCGTGGCCTGCGACCGATGCGCGCCAAAAGCAAGCTCGACCGGCATCTTGAACGTCGCAAGCGTTGTCAGGCTCGTTTCGGTCCCGGCATCCCACGGCGACTTGGAGATCGAAACATACGACGCGGCTTGCGCGTTGCCGTCAACCTGCACGATGTCGCCAGTCGCGGTCACCACGTCAAACGCGGGCAGTTCCGGGTTCTCAAACGCCACGCGGAACTTGGTCGTGATGTTGTTCGGGCTAACCGGCATCGGCTTTTCATAGCTGACCGGAACGTCTTTGCCGTTGGGGCTTTCAAAGAAGCGAGTAACGCCGCTCATCAGGAATATCCTCTATGGGGGTATTGGGGCTGAAGGAATACTGCCGAGGGCCGATCAAACCCGCTCAACTTATCATACAGGCTTGCGGCCTTTGATGCGATACTCGCCGCCAATACAGGCCGCGTTTCGGTAATACCAAATGTGTCCAGCAAACGCGCGGCAAGATTATACGTCACCGTCTCCGACCATTCTTGCGGAACGTCCACGTTCTGGTCCAGATCAGTAACGTCCTCAATCACACGCGCCGTTGTGCAAAAGATGTTCGTTGCGGTCGTAGGAACCGGCCACAGCGTAAGCGTCACGCTGTCACGCAAGCGGCGGAAATAGAAAATCGTCGGCTGGCCCGCAGCGTTTTTATTGGGAAGCACGATGTATTCGCCTCGCTCCCAACGGTCCAGAATCCGCTGAAACGTCGGGCTAATTTCCGCGCGGGCCTCTTGGACATCCAGCACACGCGGGTCCAGTGTCACCGTCTTCGTATTAGCCGGGAAGGGTATCGTTTTCTCTTCCTCGCGCCAGAGGTTGCAGCCGTCAGCCTGCCAGCTCTTGAGCATCCATTGGAGCTGCGTCATCCCTTGCGCCGCATCGTCCGCAGACGGCGTTTCACCGCCACCCAGCACCGTAATCAGCGTCAGGGCTTGCGTGACAAAATCCCGCGCCGTCAGTAGCTCCGTGATGCTGTTGCTAGTCGCCATCGCTACAGGTCTTCCGGGAGGACGGGGTTTTCAGGGTCAACGAACAGGTCAGGCGGTCGGGGAGTAATGTCGGGCAGAGGCACACCCTCTGGACCAACGTTAGGGGCCGTCAGGATAGCGGGCCGAGGGTCCCAGCAAGTGTCCCTGCAAACCATCAGCCCCGTCCATTCCTTCGCGATGTCAGGACGACGCCGCTTGAACGAACAGCGCGCACAAATGGCCCACACGCCACCGGGCAGGTAATCGGGTGCGCCTACGCTGTCGGGACGAATGGCCATGACTTACCTTGTGATATTCCCGGCGACCCGAAAGCCGCCGGGAAATCAGACTTAGGCCGCGCCTTGGACGCCAAACGCACCGCGCCAGTCGCCCCAGCCGGGGACGAAACGAGCGGTTGCCTTGGCCTTCAGGTTCTCGGTGTCAAAGTCGTTGTCGCGCTCAAGCTCGACTTCACGACGCCACATCGACTTCAGGCCACCCGGAACGTCCGTCTTCAGGAACCACGAATCGAGGTCCGTCAGATAGGGGTTCGAGACATAGCCATCCTGAAGCAGGCCCATCGAACGAATGGCATTGATGTCATTGTTCGCAGTGCCGGGACGCAGGTTCGACTTGATAATCCGTTCCGCGTTGAAAGCCTCGGTCGGATTGACCATCAGCTTCGTCGGGGCAACCGGAATGTTCAGGCCGCGCGAGTTACGCATTTGCATCAGAACCTTAATGGCGTCCTCAAGCGAGGCTTCCGAAAGGTCCGCTGCAACCGGCAGCGTGTTGGCCTGATTGCCCGAAAGCGTCGGGTGATCGGTCGAGAACAGCGCCACGCCATCACCACCAGCATAAGAGCCGCCGGTGAAACCACGGTTGAGGATGTTCGCGTGAACAATCTCAATGGTCGTGGACATGGAGAAGGCCAGCGACGAAGCGCGGGTCTCGGAGACTTCCCGGTAAAGGTCGTCTTCCTGCTCTTCGCGGGTCACGATGTAACCCAGACCGTAAACGACGTGATACAGGGTGTTCTTGTAGCCCTGTTGGTCCGAGTCGTAAGCGATCGAAGCGCCTTCGGTCTTGACCGGGGCCAGACCAAAGCCAGTGGCTTCAATCAGGTATTCCCAAGCCTTGTCCGACTTCTCCTTATCGAAGAACTGCGTGTAGAGCTTGGGGTATTTCCCATACTCTTTACCGAACCACAGCTTTACGCCGGGCCATAGCGCGTCGGGATGATTAGAGCGTGTAATCACAGCCATTGATCAAGCCCTCCCTTAAATGCCAAGGCCGCTGGCAACGCCAGCTTCGGTCGGCAGGTTGATACGAACGAGAACGTCAGCGTAAGCCCCGACCTCGTTATTGATTTGCGGCTCAAGGCCGAGAATGCGCAGTTGGAACGTCGCATCCGCAGCAGGCGTGGTGCCGTCCAGATAGAAGCCGGAACGCTTCGTTGCGATGGAACCAGCATCAGCCGTCAGGTTGGCGTTGAGGCCAATCTGGGCAGCCGCAATGCCGTCAGCATCCGCCTGAATCGCATATTCGATGAACGGGTCATCAGCGACCAGAACATACATCTCGGTCGAAGCCGGACGATAACCGAACGGCACAAACGCCGGGTTAGGCTGGAAGCCCACCACAACGCCCGTGATGCGGTTAGTCGCGCCAGCGGTAGCGCGGGTGACGGTCGGGGCAACGCCCGAGTCATCAGCCGAGCCAGCGAGAATGACAGGATCACCGATAAACAGCGCCGTCGCATCCGTCGCAGGGACGTAATACGTATTGGCAGCGCCGCTCCC